GAATGTCCGGTCTACATCATGCCACTCGGCGGACGCTCGGAGGAGTACGAACTTAACACAGACAGAGTTGCCAAACTCGCAATGTCAAGAGGCTGGAGATACACGCCCCGACTCCACATTGAACTATTCGGCAACGCCTGGGGAACATGATGACCCAACAGAACGACTACGCAAAAGCGGATTTTAAGGAGTAAGAGAGTGACACAATATTTTAGTTTTTATGGTACAGCAAAGAGACAGGAATACTGGGCCGTGATTTTTATCAGTTTTGCCGTAGCGTTTTTGGCCACATTGGTCTCTGAAGCGCTGTTGTTTATGATAGATCCAAACGCAGGTATTGCATCAATTTTTGTGCTATTAGCTGTAATTATAGCAACCGCATGGCTACAACTTGCTACGGCAGTTCGGCGTTGTAGAGATGCTGGCATATCGCCCTGGTGGGTTGTGCTGTTTTTGATCCCTTACGTTAATTTTGTTCTCACAATAGTGCTAGGAGTAATTAGAAGCGACGAATCCAACGAGGTGATGTATGTTTGAGTTTTGGAAGAAAGACAGCACAATGAACATAGGTATTGCACAAAAAAATAATCAGTTACAGAGGAAAGCTTTATGAAATGGTTAGAGAAATTAACCGGGCTAGACAAAATTAAACAAGAAGCTCAAGAAAAAATTCGAGAAGCCGATGAAAGAATCGAGCAGGCCGATAAAAAAACGTTGACTGATAAGGAAAAGGCTACTCGCAAAAAGCAGCCATGGGTGGGAGTGATTGATACTCACGTTAATCAGAACAACGTTCGTAACGGTTTTTTTGAGCTTGACTGGAACCAGTATTTTGTTGATCAATTGCGAGATCAAGGTTATGGATTCGACGGCGATTCTGAAGAAGACATAGTCGATAGGTGGTTTAGAGAACTGTGTGCAAATGTAGTAGTCGACGGAGATCTTGGCGGTGCAATAAATACCGGCATGCTTGATATTGATGCAGTAAAAAGAGATAACTAATATGACTTATATTCTTGTAGATACGGCAAATACGTTTTTTAGAGCTCGGCATGTAATTAAAGGCGACGCTGATATTAAATTGGGCATGGCTTTCCATATTACACTTAATAGCATAAGAAAAGCATGGCAAGACTTTAACGGCAGCCATGTTGTATTTTGTCTCGAAGGCCGAAGCTGGAGAAAAGACTATTACGAGCCGTACAAAAGAAATCGATCTGATGCTAGAGCTGCGCTTACAGAAAAAGAGCAAGAAGAAGATAAGATATTTTGGGAGGCATTTGACACATTTAAAGAGTTTGTAACAGGAAAAACAAATTGTACGGTGTTGCAACACAGGCAGCTCGAAGCGGATGATCTTATAGCGGGATGGATTCAAGAACATCCAGATGAAAATCATGTAATTATCTCTACTGATAGTGATTTTTCTCAGCTAATTGCTCCTAATGTAAAACAATATAACGGTGTGCAAGATATTACAACTACGCATACCGGATACTTTGACGGGAAAGGGAATCCTGTAATTGACAAAAAAACAAAGGAAGAAAAGGCAGCACCCGATCCAGATTGGCTGCTATTTGAAAAATGTATTCGAGGCGATACATCAGACAACGTGTTTTCCGCATATCCGGGAGTGCGCAAGAAAGGCACTAAGAACAAGGTTGGGCTAATTGAGGCGTTCGAAGATAAAAATAGTAAAGGTTTTAATTGGAACAACCTCATGCTACAGCGATGGGTCGATCATAACGGCGAAGAACATCGAGTGCTAGACGATTACGAAAGAAATCGTAAATTAATCGATCTAACAGCACAACCAGACGAGATTAGAAATATTATTAAAGCCACGATTAAAGAATCAACGGATGCCACGGAGCCAGTTAGTCAGGTCGGTATCCGTTTAATGAAATTCTGCCACACATGGGATTTGAAAAAGATTTCTGATCAAGCTCAGAGTTATGCAGAACCGCTAAACGCAAAATACATTCAGACGGAGACAGTATGACAGAAATTCAAGCAAAGCCTGTAATCGATAAGAAATTCTGGATCGTAGAAAAGGACGGGGTTAAACTTGCTACTCTACGCAGAAACGAGGATAATCGATATGTAATGAGCAACGAATCTGGGGTTGAAATATTTAATAGCGAAAAAAACATAATTGATAAATTCGGAAATGATTTTTTTGTTAGCAAGGTAATTCAAGAAAGCGAGCCAGAATCAAAAGAAGTGCACGGATTCCCTGCAAGTACTCCTCCGCATAATTCAATGTTCGACGTAAGGAAAAAGCTGCCACTTTTTACTAAAAGTAAGGCGTCTAAAAGTTTATATTGTGCAGGCTACTATCTTATTAAATTTGATAAGGGCTGGGTTAAAAGCTTCTGTCCAAAGCTGATTACTATACAGCGCTATAAGAATAGCGGGCCATTTAAAACAGAACTCGAAATGAAGCAGGCTCTTTCAAATGTCACAAAATAATGTTCCGCAAACTATGCCGTCCATTGAGAAATTTATCAGGCGTGTGTCTCAAGCTGAAAATTCACAAAACAAAGACATTAGGCTCAGTATACAAGAAGCTCGACAACTCATGCAGGACCTTGCATTACTAACCGGTAACCTTGGAAAAACTGTAGGAGACATCTATCTTGCATTAGAGGAAATTAAAAAAACAAGTACTGAGGTTGATGTAAAATTCGACGGTGGCGGCTTTTAATTAGATAAATAACTACGCAGTTAACTAGGATGCGTAGAATAATGAGTAGACCAAAACCCAAAATATTGTTAGAACATGCTGATAAAAAAACATATAAAATTGAACAAATATTAGAAAGCGACGCTATATGGGCAGTTGTCTATAAAGGAAAACCTTTCAATCTAAAAAGCGGAAGTTTTCTTTCTAGTTATCCAGGACCGAAATACAAAAAAGTAAGTTTTTCTAACCCTGGCCATGCGCATAACCTTGCTAAGAAACTGAATAATCTTTTCAAGACAAGCGACTTTGCAGTTTATAAATTTACTACAGGAACAGAAGATTAGTCGATGGACATCAAAGATCATCTTGTAACAGCGTTTATGAAAGCAGCAGGAGATGATTTTACAGATACAAAAAAGGCAAGACAAAATAAGGTAGACTGGTTTTATAACATACGCGCCGATGGCGGAACAAGATTAACAGAATTTGGATTTAAATATCTAATAGAAAAAGCAGAGTTAAAATCCTATAAAATAGATTTTCCTAAAGATTTCTCAATCACACCACAAGTGCTAGTCTGGCTAGATAATTTTATTGAATCGCCATATTACTTAACTAAAAAACACATAACGGTTTTTAAAGAAACATCAGCGTTTGAGTTATACTTGTTCTCCGGAGACATTCGAAAATACGGACACAACAAAGCGTTAGCAAGACGATTAGATCAAAAAGAATAATAGTAGCAGATTATAAAGGTAAATAATTTTGAACTATAACTTATCTATATTAGATATACTAGATTGTAGAAAGACAAATAGTCTACCGTTTCATTTTTCTACAACTGAAATTTCAGAGCAGGAGAAACATGAAACAAGACTTTGGATACAAAATAAGCTTCGAGGCAGATATTTCCTCGATAAGTGTCCTGCTATAAGTAGCTCGAACAAACTTGAAATTCCAACAATAGTTGGTTTTGAAGAAGAAAAAGAATTAACATATTTTATGTTAGCATGTCCATACACAAGGAGAAAATAATGTCGGAAGAAAATGTCGCAGACGCAGCAGAAGTTGAAAATGTTGAGGCCGCAACCGAAGAGAAACAAGCTGCAGAATTAAATATTAACGATCTAGCTGCTATTAAAAGCATTGTAGAAATTGCAACTCAAAGAGGTGCATTTAGAGCCAACGAATTAGAAGCAGTTGGCAAAACTTTTAATAAACTAGAAACATTTTTGCAGTCAGTAGCGTCGCAAAAGGAAGAATAATGAAGAATATTAAACATACAGGAAAGATGAAGAATACAGGAAGCAAAGTTTTAGTTGCTTTTAGAACACTCCCAGGTGAGAGCGATCAAGCTTTGGTTTTTCGCGTTGATACATTACCTGACTCGTATCATGATTCGCTTATGGACATGATCGAAACAGAGCAGGTGCAACAGGCATTTGAGCTAGGCGAAATGCTTTTTATTAGAAGCTTTCCAGACGGCAGACCCATGCTGCAAGCACTGCGTGCTGACGATCGTCTCAAAAAGGTTTCAACCAGTGATGTCTTAATGACTCCTAACCCAACATCGGAAGTCGAATTAGCAGAGCTTAACAAGATGATTGCACAGCAAAAGAACGTAGCAATCGATGACCTATATACATTTGTAAAGGGAGCTCCTAGAAAAGAAGATGCAGAGCCGGTAAACACCAGTGATTCGCTTCCTTCTGGTGAGCCAGAGCCTGTTTCGGAAACTACAAACGATGTCTTAGACGACACGCAGCTAGCCAAGTCTTATCGAAGTCAAGCAGATGCGATGTATAAAGAGGCGGCAAGATTGCGTAGAGAGGCGGATGAACTTGATCCACCTAAGAAAAAATCTACAGACAAGAAAACAGAGGAAGCCTAACGCTTCCTTGTGTTTCCGTAATGGATAACGCGGCTTGCACTTGAGCTAAATTTACGCCAAGGATCGACTACAATACTTCCCATTGGTATTGTGCAATAGATCTCATCTTTTGCGCTAGTTTGATCTCTGGTGTATTCGTATGTTACTTGAGCGCTGTGCGCCATTAAGAATACACCAGGCTCGGCTGGTTGAAAATAATCTCCCGTATACGGATCTATATAAGTTGGAACAAATCCGTATTTTTGGCAATAGTACCCAACCAACAAACTGTAACTTCCATCTAGATAAGGAACCTTGGGCTTATATGCTTTGCCATGAATGTATATTGGCATGTTTTCTTCGTTAGCAATGTCAACTAGATATTTGGCAAGATTTTCAGCCTGTGTTTCTCTCGCACTCATAATAGCATCAAACAGGTCGTAGCCTAGATCAAGTTCTTGCGCCATATAACGTAGAGCGATATTGTCTCTCGGATGACATGCACCGCCATCCCCCATGCCTGCCGTCATATACTGAGGGCTCATAATTCGCATCTTAGACTGCGCTAGAGCGTCTGTAACGACATCTACATTGATATTGCCCTGTTGCATAGCCACGTCTTGGATCATGTTTACAAGGCTCACTTTGGCGCTTATAAAGGTATTATAAAACACCTTGATGCACTCGCACTCATCATAGGTACCTATAACATAGCGAGGATCGTTCTCCATCACAGTATCATAAAAATCTTTTAACTGCCTTGCATCGCCTGTTTCTTTGCCGTCGTCCGTGCCTATCATAATCATTTCAGGATTGATCATGTCCCACGCAACAGTGCCCATTGCGATGAGATACGGGTTATATACAAAACGTGTGTTGGTTACTTTAGGGACAAACTCTCTGCGAACAGTCCCAGGAAGCACAGTTGAAATTAAAACTAACAATTGTTGGGCTGCCATGTATTTGTCAGCTTCTGTCAAAACTTCGTTAACTATGTCATAGTTGAAGTCTTTAGGATCTAAATGGGCAGTAGGCGCCCTACCGTCATAATCTGCGTCGTGCGGTGTGGGGACAGCAACAAATACTATGTCCGCATCCACAACACATTCTCGAATACTGCCTACAATTTCGACTTTGTTGCTGTCGTATTCTTCGATGTCGTACCCTTTGACTGTATGGCCTTTTTCTACTATTGCTTCTGCGCAGGGCATGCCCAGCTTACCTACTCCGATGTATCCAATTTGCATATTGCATCCTGTATTAATTTATTATAATATTTAAACTCGTAGGCTAGCGTAGGTACTCCTATTTGATCTCTTATATGGCATCGTGCTAGCATTTGATTATGATCACAAACAGGCTTTATTTTTTTCCATATTTTTGTATAGTCTTGTTTTTCTAACTTTTTTAATTCTTGAACCAGCATTTCTGTTCGTTTGTACATATCTAATTCAGAATCAAAAGAATAATCTATTATATCATCAAATAGTTTGTATCCTGCGGTTTGCAAGAATCTGTGGAATTTCGGTGCGCCTTGAACTAAGAACGGCTTTCCTGCCAGTATAGCATGCCATGTTTTTTCTGTAACAAAGACGTCTCTATCATCGCTTTCTGATATCAAATTAAACAAGGCTAGATCATATTCAAAAGGAAGACAGTCTTGTGATTTATCTATAAGAAACCCGTCTTCTAATTTTTTATGAGTAGGTCTCCAATGTTGCCAATTATAGCCGCGAGGTTCTTGGTTATGCCAAGTTATGATATTATTTTTTAAAAGTTTGTATTTTGCTAAAGTATCGATTAAGCAACATCTATGAAAGTGAGCACGATTATTTAGAGAAATAAAAAGGCAGGCATTGGCAGGTCTAGACAAGGCAGAAGTGTCTATTTGTGGACAAGCATGATATAGAAAAAAATTATACCAAAACTCAGTACGAGAATTTTGAGTGTATGCTTGATAGTGCTCTCTTTCTATTCCTGTTCCGCCTAACACATATGATATATTTTTTGAATTTTTTAGTTTATGGGGACTAAAATCATCACATATATGTTTCTCTTCGGCACAAAATACAGTACACTCGGTGTTCTCATCTAAAGCGTATAGATCGGATATTAGGTTGTCATGAGTCCAAATATGCAATTGTTTTATTTTAGATTCTGATATATCTAACACGTATTAAAGATTCCAATAAATATTATAGTATTTAATCGGATATCAAATGAAAAGAATCTTCAATAGTGTAATAGAAAACGAGTTTTTTGAAGAGCCTCAAGATAGCATTTTTACGGTGCTGTTAAGAGAGCTAACCGACTGCGACGAACTAGCGTACTTGAAAAAATACAGTTTTATAGAGGGGCTATTAAAATATACAACATATACAGCTAACACAGATCTTTTTCAATTTGTAAGGCCAAAGCAGATTAAACGGATGCAAAAAAGAAAATGTTTTTTTGTGTTTGATGCTAGCACCGAAGGGTTTAGTCCAATTTATGATTGGCCTTTTTTTGATGCGCTATATTATAGTTGCAAAAAAAACAATGTCCATCCTCAACAAATAATTTTTGTCTCTGCAAACTTGCGAGACGATGAAAACATGAGATTTTACTGTAAAAAAAACAGATGTATACCGTTTAATGTATTTTGTTTTCCAAGTTTCGAACAGGTGTTAGCTATTGACGATCATCAAAAAGATAAAGTTATAAATCAACACTACAATTTATCTGTATCTAAATGTAATAAACTTTTTGCTAGTAAATTCTTGTCTAGCTTAAGTCGTACTAATCGACATTTTAGAAGTCTTTCAATCTTTTTACTATACAACAGCCATCTTAAGGATAATTCGTTAATAAGCCACGATATAATAGAACAAACAGATCCAGAGATGTGGTTATCTCAATACGGAATAAAAGACATAGACTCGCAGAGTGTATTTGATTGGGTAGGAAATCTTCCGCTTGTTGTAGATCGAGACGATTTCAATATCAACTGGGCTGTCGATACTCCTTATAGAATTATACACGACCAAACATTATTTCAAATAGTTAACGAAACACACCAGAAAGACTGGAAGAAAACTAGCATGTTTTTTAGCGAAAAAACATTTAGACCTGTAGCACACTTCCAGCCCTTTGTTATTTACGGACAGCAGGGCTGTAATAGATGGTTATCAAAAATTGGTTACGAATTGTATGATGATTGGTTTGATCTTAGTTTTGACGAGATAGAGGATCCGGTTCTTCGATGTAGAACGATGATCGAAATGGTTAGTGATACCGTAACCGATCTAAAAAAACTAGCAAGAGACGATCAAATCGCGTGGAGATTTAAGAACAGCGAGAAGTTGAAAAGGAATTTTAGCACAATGATCAATTCAAAATACAGCAAATCAAAACTATTAAAAATGTTAGGTAAAATTAAATGAAAAATATCAAAAGAATTTTTGCTTTTGGCTGTAGCTTTACAGATTATTGGTGGTTAACTTGGCCTGAAATATTAGCACAAGAGTTAAAAGTTCCTGTGTACAATTACGGGCTGTGCGGTGGCGGAAATACATATATTTTTAACACATTTTGTCAAGCAGATGCACAGTATAAATTCACGTCCGATGATTTAATTATAACTGCGTGGACAAATGTTGCTAGAGAAGATAGACATATAAAAGGCAACTGGATAACGCCGGGAAATATTTATACCCAGAACATATATAGTAAAAAATATGTAAAAAATTGGGCGGACCCGTTTGGATACTTAGTAAGAGATTTAGCATACATACACACTGTTACTTCGTCGATGGCCAGTAGGAATATAACACATTATAATTTTCAAATGTCTAATATAATAGAGCACGGCGATCAGCAGAGCACCGAGCAAAATATTGCAGATTCGTCAGACAAAAGCTATCAGCGTATTATAAACTTATATCAAGATAGTTTAAAAACACTAAAAGATAGTTTTATCAAGGTATTGTGGGACGACGATATTACAAGTAACAAAGATAAATCAGACAAAAAATACTTCAGTGTTTTTAGCGACGGGCACCCGTTGCCGCTAGAACATTTAAAATATCTAGAAACAGTTTTGTCGATCGATTTTTCAACTCAAACTAAAACGCTGGTAGTTGAGAAACAAGAAAATTTTATTTCTATTATCAATCATCAAGAATCAATTTACAAAAAGGGCTTCCATTTATTCGAACTTTCGGACGAACTGCAAAATAAAATAAAGAAAGAATGTAAGTTTAATCTAGAATTAAAACCAAAGGTCGTGTAATTCGGGAAACACATCTAGAAAATTCCTAGACCTTTTAGAATCTAATTCTTTGGTCATATCGACAAATAACCTATGTAAATCTGGGTCGTATGTCGAATTTTTTAAGAAAGAAATTACTACCTCTATTTGGTCTAAAACATGTTGATTAAATTGATCTTTATTATTTTCTAATTTATCTATTATTTTAGATTTGAGACCGTCGGGTATAACGTCAAAAGTATAGAAAGACGGATTCTGTATGCAATATAAAATAGGTTGAAAATCTTCCAAAACAAATAATTGATTTTCTAACAGGTAATCAAAAAAATCAGGTATAGTGTAAACATTAAACACACTGACTACCGAACTCATAGATAGCGCAACATTATTTCCTAGGCTTTTAATTGTTTTAATATTATTCTCAATGTCTTTCCATCTTGTACCTTCTCTAATATATTCGGCTCTAGTGCTCCAACTATCCAAACTTCCTGAGATTACCACGTAATCAATTTCTTTCCAGTAATCTACTACAGACTTGTCTTTAAATTTTAATTTTGACAAATTAGTATTATACTTTACCTTTATATCCTTTTTATTAAGTTTAATAATTTCGCTTAAAATATCGTAATGAGTTTCCATCAACAAAGGCTCGCCGCCTGCAAAATAAAACGTATCTACGTAGGGAAAGTGTTTTCTTATATCGTTATAAAGATCATTGTTAGACTCGCCGCCGGAGAATGTATAAACATTTTTATGACTATCCTCTTTTGCCCAACTCGAACTAAAAGTTGCACTACAGCTTCTACATTTAAAGTTACAAATATTACTCCATCGAATGTCTATATAGCGTAGCCTAAACTCTGATAATTCACCATCGGCGGCTGTTAAATCTTTTAGATAAAAGTATTTTTTAAAATCTTTATTTGCTTCTTGTCTAAAACTTACATTTCCATTTTCTTCGTTTTTATAACAAGCTTTACATGATTTACTTTTACGCCCTTCTAACATGTTTTTACGGATGTTTTTGTATTCAGAGTTATTCCAAATATCTGCTAAGGGAGATAGTCTTACATTTCCCATAGGCAGACTGTGATCAGATATGCAACAAGGCAGTACCTTTCCGTCTGATTCGGCATACAAGTGGATCCAAGGCAAAATACAGAAAGTATCTCTCATTTAATTATACCGAACTGCACTGCTGAAAAAACTCTTTATATTCTGGAAAGGTTTCTTCGAAGTTGGTATTTCTTCTTCGGTCGTGCTCGCGAAACCAATTTGCAAAATCTCTTCTTCCCTCTAATACTTTGTAATCCGGATAATGAGTTGTCCTCATGTATTCGACTACTCTCTTAAATTTTTCAAATTCTATTGTTGAATATTTGGTTTTATCATTATTATCGAGATTTTTTTTAATAAATGCTAGATTTTCCTCCATATACGGCATGAAGTCGTCTTTAGGTAAAATGTTAACATCATATTGTAATGGCTCTTTAAGGTAAGGAGTATCAAAGCGTATTCGTTGCCATATCTTTTGGTCTTGGATATTGTATTTTTCTCGCCATTCAATAATTTTTTGAAGTAACGATTGAAAATTTGCCACACTGAGGGCGTTAAATGTAATCATAAAGGTAACGGGTAAATTAGTCTTAGACAGGTACGTGTCTAGATTCTTTTCCCATAGCTTTAAATCTAAGCCGGATCTCAAATATTCTGCTTGTCTACCCCATGTGTCGATTGAAGTAAATACCTTAAAGGTCTTAATACATTTTTTCTCTATTAAGTTGTTAACTTTATCTGCGAGACGATCTACTAAGATGGTTTTTATTCCTAAATTAGTGTTAATATTAATTTCTAAATGCGGCTGTGGAGTTTTTTCTAATTCGTCAAGCAATCTCCAGGTGCTTTGCTGAAGTAGAGGCTCTCCTCCTGTTATTCTCAGAATGGTTAGGGTTTGAATTAGTTCAGGCCACCAATCCCAAAATGCTTTTACGTAAGGATTATCTTCTTCTCGATATACATTAAACCAATCTATATCATTTCTATGGTTTTTTACCATATCATACGGGCCAAAATCTTGAATTTCTTTATAATAACTACTAGAATGCTTAGGATGGCAATATCCGCATTTAAAATTACACTCGTTTCCGAAACTAATTTCAACATATTCAGGATTAACGTTCTGATTCCAAGAACCCTTTGTAATTTGTTCGTATCTTTCCTTGGTATATATGCTTGCATTTCTTTCATGCCTGTCGGATATGTAATCTTGTCCGAGGTCTTCGATGTTCCAGCAATATTGACAACCCGTTGGACGCTCTCCTTGCAGCATTTCTGCTCTTTCTAGTTTTTTATGCGGAGTGTTATGCAAGGCGCTGGGGTTGTGTTTTAGTTCGTCTAGAGGAATAGCATGCGGTGCAGGGTGATAACAACTATGAGTTTCGCCACTTTGCAAATAGAGTGTAGTGTGATGCCACTTGGCTAAGCAAAACGTCGGGCTAACGGCGTCCATTACCGGGGATATCTGTTGTATTTTTTCAGTTTTATCCATAATTTTTTTTAAACTCGGTTTTTAACCAATCAAAGTCGTTTATTAGAGCAAGATTTTGACTATTATTTTTATGTTTTTCGCCGTATCTTCTACCTTCAATTGCTCCTTTGATTGTATCCGTACCGAACGGTTTATTTGCTCCAACGTTACACCACGTGTCTAGCCGTTGTATTGTTTCTGTTTGATTTTGTCTACTAATAATGTTGCTTGATAATTTAACACATTCTCTAAACCCCGATTTCCAAGCACTAAACGGATCGGTGTTAAACATTGTTTTATTCGATATTGTATCTATATAGCTAAATTTGCCGCTGATCGCCGTTGTCATGTCTGGACTATCTGGATCAATATCTAAAGTTTGTTTTGTTGGCAGTAGCTTAACCCCGCCATAGCCGTAAATTAGTTCGTTAACAGGGTTTTGACTAGCCCAGACATAGACAGTATCTTGTTCGAACTCATTTATATTATGGTTGAAGTAAAAGCTGTCTTCGATCTCAGCATCCCCGTCAACAACATAAAACATGCCACTGTTTACAAGGCGAGCAGCTTGAATATGAGCATTGTGGATTCCTTTAACTCCGTGAATTCTATGTGCATCTGGAACTTTTTCTGTCAATAATCGAAAGTTTTTTTCTGCATTTGTTTCGTTATAGCTTATAAAAACAACCTCAAAGGAGTTATCTTGTTTAACAGGATCACTTGCCTTGATGTTTACTTCCTTCCTGTTAATAAAAAACTTATGTTTAAACTCTACATTACTAGGATTGAGATCTTTAGGGAATAAACAAACACCGTTAAATGTGTTACCGTTTTTAAAAATATGAACAAACATATTGTCGTATTGGTCGGCACGATAAGAGTTTAAATCAAATTTATAGTTAAATTGTATCTTATCCCATACAACCCAAAACATTTTTGTAAAAGACTTTGATTTTAATTGATCAAAATCTGAATTAGAAGGCATTCGATGGGCTCTCGGATAATGAGATTTGAATTTATTCCATTCGTTATTATTTTCGCCTAAAAATATAATATCGTAATTCATGATAGATAATATGTCTTACAGAGATTAATGGTTTCGTTGTACACATCTAAACAGTATTCGCTCATACTACTATCCAAATAAGGTAAATTTAACCCCAAACGTAATCTAATCTCCTGGCCTAATTTTTTTATTGTATCATTAACTTCTAATGCTGTTAATCTCGATACTTTTTCTTCATAAATTTGCGATAATTTTTCAAAATCTCTAACATCTATGTGATTCCATTCGGTGCAGTATGTCATGTACACTCCCATCCTTGCACCTAGAACAGCAAATTCGCCGTTTTGTACATGCATCCCAACTGTGCACCACTGTCTTAGCCTATGTATGTTGTGCCACCACACCTGTTCCTTAATTTTTTCTGGATCTACCGTCTCACCATCGGCTAAAGTCATTTTTACACCTTCTCTAAAACCAGCTCTCCATGCTTGAAACGGCGTTGTGTTAATAATTGTGTCGCTAAAAACTTGAGGAAAGGCTCTATAACCGTTTTCCCAACAAAAATCAACCTCTGCACGTTTGCTTTCTGCAGCTTCGTGTGTTTTCATACCCAAGATAAAATCTTTTTTCCACAGTTTTAGTCCACCGTTGCCGTATCTTAATCCGTTAATATTGTTTTGGCCGCACCAGCTGTATACTTCTATGTTGTTATCTGACATATCAAGGTTGACATTAAAAAAATCTGTACGTATAACATTATCCGCATCAACGGTTAGGACCCAGTTAGTTTCGCTTAATTCCGCTGCAGCTTTGTGGGCAGCGTCTGATCCCTTAACTCCGTGTATTCTTTTGGTCCAAGGTACTTTATCGCAGAGGTCTGCGAAGTTTTCTTCCGCATTGGGCTCATCATAACTGATAAAAACTATATCAAATTCAAGAGGTTTCATACAAAATCCATTACATATTTCTTAAAAAGTCTTCTAGTATATAAGCTGATATTGTTATGCGGGGAATTTATTTGGAATTCTAAATCTCCGTTTGCAAGATCAGTTATATTGAATGAAAATTTATCATAGATAACATTAGGGTCATTATATTCGGTAACTATAAAGTCCATTTCGGTATCGCCAGACCAGTGGATTTTTCTAGGCTTAGGGGTGCCAGTCGAGTCAAGATCAACGAAGTTTCCGCCCCACTGCCTTCCCAATTGTATCACCACAGTGCCAGCTTTGGAATTATAAGATGCAAAAACATCTGCGTCTTTGTATTCGCACCATTTTTTAAACGGAATTCTGTGTAGTATATCGTCAATTTTAGTTAAACTTTGTGTTTCTACTACGTCAACGCTTCCGCTATCAATATCTAAATAACAATTGTGTATTTTAATTTCGCCATTTAGGATTTTTTCTGCTAGGTCTTCATCTAGATCGATAATATTGATGTCGTCTGTGAATGAAACAGCAGGGCCAACCTTTATAATCTTGAAGCTATCCGAGTCAAATCGAGCTTTATATTGTATTTTTTCCGCCTGGGTTGCGGCAACCTCTTCTAATAGGTCTACTTCTGCCATGCTTTGTGCTCCAAAATACTAACTATTTCTCTAGTCATTAAATCTTTCTCAACATAGTGCACAATGTCGTTCTGCTGATAATTACCAATTTTTAAATTTGCATCTTTATCAACGTAAAATCCTACATGATTTGTAGACTTGTTTGCTGGCCAGGGCCAATTTTGTACCATAGGTTTAAAATGCACCACTTTAGGAAATGCTAGATTATAAGAAATGCTGTCTTCAATGCCTAAAATTTTTGCTGATAGTGCAAATGCTTCATCGGTTCCTATAATTTTTGGCTTGTGCTTACTTAGGAATATATTAGAATACGATTTACTATTTTGTAAAATTTCTCTCTGCAGGTCGAAAAAAACTTTGGTAGATTTTGTCAGTCGGAAAAAAGTAAAAAAGCTGTATAAATTAGGCAAATGGTTTGCTGTGAATGTTTTTCGATAATAGTCGTCTATAATCTGCTCGCCTCTATAAGTATAAGCACATGAAGGAATATATAATTCACAGTTATCTAAAAAATAGTCGATCCAGTGACTATAATCTCTTAAAAAGATCATATCAGCATCAAGACACACTGTTGCTTCCCACGGTGTGTATAGATCCATATTTGATCTTCCGTCCCAGCCAGCTGGCAGGCTTTCAACGATAATCTCGTCAAAAACCCACGAACTTTCTATATTGTCTAATAGC